GGTTTAAATTGTGGGACTTCAAAATCCGATATTTATAAATATTACAATCCAAATATTGATTATCGTTATTATAAATACAAATAAAAAATAAATTATTATAAAGGAGAAAAATTTAAGTATGGCAGACAACAGAATTCATGAAATGCCCGTAACAAAAGGGCAATATCAGGTTAGAGGAGTTGTAAGTGGAACCGAGAAGCAGAACTTTTATACTGAAAAGAAAACCAAGAATGACAAAGATTTTCGTATGATCAGTTTTGGTGTTGAGTACGATAATGGAAAGACCATTTACATGTCTTTAAATGGCATGCCCAAGGATAAAGTTTATTTTAGTAAGAGAGATGCCAATACCGGCAAGACGGTTACAAAGGCAATCGATTGGAAAAATAGACTCAAGACAGATCCTGATGGATATAGAATTATTGGAATTAACCTTGGTATTGAAAAGACAACGGACGATAAGGGCAAGGAATCAAATTTGAAGAAAACGATGACAGAATTTGACGCCTGTAAATATATGGGAGAAACCATGCAGGATGAAATGTCTGTTTTTGTTAAGGGGAATATGGAGTTTAGTAGTTATACTAATAAAAATGGAGAAATTGCTCGTAGTACGAAGTTTGTTCCTTCACAGGTATCTTTGTGCAACGATAATATTAATTTTGATGAAGAAGGGTTCAAACCAAACCATGCTTTTACACAGACTATTGTTTTTACCGGAATTGATCAGGAAAAGGTAGACGATCATGCAACCGGTAGATTCGTTGTAGAAGCAAAAATTATTAATTATAATTCTATTGAATCTGCAGAATTTATTATTGAAGATAAAGCTCTTGCAAATCAGTTTAAAAAGGGTCTAAAGCCTTATTGGGCGATTGAAGTACATGGGCATATTGAGGTAGTTAATGTAGTCGAAGAAGTAAGTGAAGATGATTGCTGGGGAACTGCAAATGAAATGAATAGGGTTTCTGCCCCCACTCGCAGAGAACTTGTTATTACTGGTGCTACTCCCAGCACAATTGACAAGGAAACCTACACTGAAAAGGCAATTAATGATGCCATTCGTAAGCTGAATGCAGCAAAGACCGCAGAAGAAAATTTTAATGGTAAGAAATTCAACAATTCTTCAGAAGATGATTGGGGAGCAGATCCTACATCTGACGACGAAGATGCTCCCTGGGATTAATTAAACAAGGGGAAGGGTAATTCCTTCCCCACTTAATATAAAAATTATTTGTGATGAAGTGATGAATTTTGGGCAATAGAGAAAATAGATGGTGTGTTTATATACATATAAGCCCATCTGGTAAAAAATATGTTGGAATTACAAGCAAAGACCCAAAAAATAGATGGGGGAAAAATGGTCATAAATACCTAGAAAAGAAAAATGGGAATTATAGACATCCAGCTATGGCAAATGCATTAATAAAATATCCAAATTGGAATGAATGGAAACATTATATATTGTTACAAAATGAAACAGAAAAATATGCAAAAGCAGCCGAAATATGTTTAATTAAAGCATATCGCACAACAGATTGCAGATATGGATATAATTGTACTAATGGTGGAGATGGGGTGTCAGGTCTTGTGATGCCGGATGTGGCAAAAGAAACATTAAGACAAAAAACAAAAGAAAGATTACAAGTCAAAACCAATCATCCAATGTATGGATCTCACAGATGTGGTGAAGAAAATCCATTTTATGGGAAAAAACACACAGAAGAATCAAAAGAAAAAATGAGCAATTCACATAAGGGCTTATCTTCTGGTAATAAAAATCCAATGTATGGGAAGCATCATTCTGAAACAACTTGTAAAAAAATGAGTAAAAATCACGCTGACTTTTGTCATGAAAAACATCCTAGAAGTAAACCGGTTTATTGTATTGAATTAAATGAACTATTTTGGGGGTCTACCGGGGCCAGTAATAAATATGATATAAATTATTATCCTATTTCTGCATGTTGTAGACATAAAAAAAATTATAATTCTGCAGGGAAACACCCGATTACTGGAGAATTATTGCATTGGATTTATATAGAAGAAGCAATTGAAAAAGGTTATATTACACAAAAAGATGTAAATAATTATTTTAATCATTTAAAAAATAAAGGAGAATAATATTATGGCAAGAGCACGTAAAGCGACTACGGTAAAGAAAAAAATTAATATGCTTTTGTATGGAGAAAGTTTCTGTGGTAAAAGCACATTTGCATCTCAGGCGGCATATCTTCATAATGAAGATGGGAGCCCTATGAAGATTCTGTATATTGATGCAGAGTCTGGATCAATTGACAATTATCTTGATGAAATGGAAGCTAATGGCGTTAATTTGGGTAATATCTATATTGTATATACCCAGAGCCTTGGTGAAGTGCTTGATTATATTGAAAAAGCAAAAAATAGAGAAGATTTTTATGAAATTCTCGAAGATGGTACTGAAAGTGACGAAATTGTTATGGATGCAGATGGTAACCCTTTCAGACCGGATATGCTTATTGTTGATGGAGCCACAGTTTTACATACGGCCGCTCAGCAGGGATTGCTTGAATTTTCAAAAAAGAGAGCAAGAGTAAGAGCAGATGCCAAAGGACTCATTGGTGAAGAAAAGCTGGTAAGTATTGAAGGTAGTTCGCTTGAGACACGAGATTGGGGAGCAATTTCATATAAGGGAGCTAATTTGTGCTTGTCTTTACTTGGCACTGGATTACATAGTATTGTAACATGTCGTGAAAAAGCAGAGACAAAATCTATTAAAGATTCCGAAGGTAAAATTGCAAGTGTTCCTACTGGAAGAATCATTCCCGCCGGATTTAAAGACATGGATTATAATATGCACACAGTTATTAGATTTTTTAGAAATGATGATGATGAAGTTTGCGCATATGTACAGAAAGATAGAACCGGCATCCATCCTAGTGAAACTTTGGTAGATCCACAGTTACTTGATTGGCAAAAGCTTATTGACAATTCTGTTGGAAAGCAAAATTTTGTATTAAATAATTCTCTTGATACCGCTGTTGCAACAGAGCAAGAAATTTATAGTGCAGAAATTATGAGTAATGCGTCTAAGTCGTTGAGCAAATCTGATGTCGCTAAAATGAAAGCGGCAGAATCTGAAAACGCAGAATCTGAAAGTGACTATAAGGTCATCCAGGACGAAATTAAGGCAACTGTAAGTAAACTTTCTCCGGTTGCAAAAAAGGAAATGAAGTCTAAACTTGAGGCAGAAAATCTCCCTACCGCTTTTAATAAAGTAACTGATGTTGACATTCTTAAAAAAATTCTTGCAGTTGTATCCGAATAAGGGGTAATTAAATATGGGGTGTACATTGATTAAAAAATGTGCAATCTGCGGAAAAGAAATGGTAATAAGCAAAAATGATATAGATATGATTTGTTTTAAAGGGAAAAATTATCATATAGAATGCTTTAAATCCATGTGCAATGGGCGAGTACTTAAACATGATAGGTATTCGCTCATTTACGCAGAAGCGCTCAATGATTTTGCAAGTCTTAAAAAGGAAACCAATAAAAAAATTCTTGGACGCCTGATCCAGGATGAATTAAATGTATATCTTTTGTCAAACTATAATATCGCCGCATTCACTAGCAGATTTTGGGAAATGATTCATGATATTCAAAATGGAACATATAAACAGCAAAAATGCAATCCGGTTGATCTTCAGATTTTATTAGATATGTGGAAAGATGGACAAAAGTACTTAAACAGTATAGATTCAAAAAACAAACAGCGTGGTAAGCATATTGACGGAGAAGAGAGAGTTAAATATGATCTTGCGATTTTAATGTCAAATTATGGTAAATATGTCAATAAAAGAAATAAAGATATGGCAGCAACAATTACAATGTCTCAAGAATCAACAACAGACAAAATTAATTACCAGGCATTGGCAAAAAGTGGAAATTATGATAATGTTGATATTGCATCAATTGTAGACGATATTTTTTGAGGCGGTGGTAAAATGGCAAACGGAAGCAAAGGATTTGACAGTGCAAATGTCCAATCAGAGCTTTTACTTTGTGGAATAATGTATAAATCTCCGGAAATGTATATTAAATATGGGTCTTCAATTCGATCCAAATATGATTTTAGTGATCCGGCATGTAGATTTTTCTACGATCAGTTTGAAGATTATTACTTAACATTTTCACAAGATATTGCGGAAAATAAAGTAAATAATTATATGTCGCAAAATTCAGAAAGATTTAAGCAGTATAGAGCATATGGTGGATGGAAAACCATTAAATCAATGATAGATCTTGCAGATGTTGATGATGCCAAATCTGTATATGATACGGTCAAAAAATATAGCCTCATTAGAGAATATGAGCGAAATGGATTTCCGTCCGATAAAATTTTGCAATTCGATAAATTTCAGCAGTTGACTGCTGGAGACATTTATCGAATCATGAGATCCAAGTGTGATAAAATTAACACAGTAATCAGCAATGTAGATGAACCTATTATTCTTACTGATAAAACTGTAAGTATGATCGATAACTATTTGGACTCTCCAGAATTCGGTATTACCAGTTGTTTCCCCGGTTTTAACGAGTATTTTAGAGGATATCTGAGGTCTAAGGTGTTGTTTAACGGTTGTATGAGTAACGAAGGAAAATCACGTTATATGACTAAAATTATATGTGATATTGCATTAAACAAAAGGCAACCAATTATGTTGTTGAGTAACGAGCAAACAGAAAATGATTTTCATAATGCACTAGTTACAACTGTGGTGTGCAATCCTGAATTTGAATCGTTGCATGGCGTACATATTACTAAGCCAGAAAAAGAGATTACCATGGGTTTGTACCGTAGTGATATGACGCATGAATTTATGTATAGAAAAACAAATACTGCCGGAGATTTTTTGGAAAGTGTAGAAGAATATAGAAAGAGAATCTATAATGAAAGCTCTGAATATAGGGCTATTAGAAAAATTTCACAATGGATTGAAGACCAAACATCCAATAAACTTATTTATTTTTTAGATATTAGTAGTGATTATTCTGACGAGAACCTTGATACACAAATCAGAAAAGCAAAAATTTGTTATGGATGCAACTATATATTCTATGACACAATGAAAGCTTGGCAACTTGAAGACTGGACAAGAGTTAAATTAACTGCTACTAAGCTGTGCGAGTGTGCTAAGCAAAATAATCTTTATATTATGGCTAGTTTTCAATTAACGGACGGTACAGTTTTTGATGATATTTTTAGTTTAACGTCAAATAATATTGGCGCTTGTAAGGGAATTAAAACTGTATGTGATATGCTTACGTTATGTAAAAGAATTAATCCAGAAGAATATTATAAATATCAGTATTTACCTTTTGTCATAGACGATTCTTGGGGGGACCAAGTTCCTACTGACCTTAATGTAGACAAGATGTATTTTGCACAGATGATAGATAAAAACCGTCTTTACGAAAGAGGTAAAGTGCTACTTTATGAATATAATTTAAATTTTAATACTTGGGAAAATATTGGCATGCTAATTAAAAAACACTCTTGACAAAATTAAAATATATGCTATAATAACGATAATCCTGAAAGGGTAATATAAAATGATTAATTCAAAAGGAGATTAAAAAAATGGCTATTAAGTATGTTCATGTCGCAGGGGATCAGAAGACAATTGCAATTCTGGAGAATACCAAAATGGATGCGGTGAACAAGATCAGAAAAATGTGTGCAGGAACTTCGATTGTTATTGATGAAAGTAAGTATATGATGAATGATAAGTTCCGAGCAGTTGTTAAGTGCTGTGCCGGTGATCAGTATACTGAAGAAGAAGGCAAAAATCGAGCAAAAGAGAAGCTGCTTGCCAAATATTATAGAATGTTTGATGCAAAGATGGATTTGTTTAAAGCAAATCTGATTGAACTTAATTCAAAGATTTTTGAAACTCCGGAAGAACTGTGTTGACAAATTAAAAAATATATGATATAATACGCAAGCAAGTTAATCAAGACAAAATTATTTAAAGTTTATTGAAGGAGCAAATATGACGACTGAAAAAATGACAATTCATAAGGCCTTGGCAGAACTGAAGACTATTGATGATCGTATCAATAAGGCAATTTCTTGTGGAACTTTTGTAATTGCTAACAAGCATTCTAATGAGAAAATCAGTGGAGTAACGATCCCGGCTTTTAAGGATAAGATGAAGGCGGATAATGCTAAGGTAACTGATCTGATTGCCCGTAGAAATGCAATGAAGAGAGCGGTTGTTCTCTCTAATGCAAAAACCATTGTTAACGTCGGTGGAGTTGAGTACACTGTAGCCGAAGCAATTGAGATGAAAAACCATGGTATGGATTTTAAATCTTCTTTCATGAATGCAATGGTTGATCAGCTTCGTAGAGCGCAGCTTGAGGTCAATAAGAATACTGGAGAAGAAATTGAAAAGAGAGCCGAAAGATATATTTTGGATGTAATTTCTGCTCAGCCCAAAGACTCTAAGATGACTGTTGATAGCGAAGCAATGAAGGCTCTTCGTAAGACCTATATTGAGAACAATACTTACGATTTGATTGATCCTTTGAATGTCGTCCAGATGATTGAAGAAATGGACAAGTCTATTTCTGATTTTAATACTGAGGTGGATGCGGCACTTTCCGTTTCGAATGCTTTGACTGTAATCGAGTTTGAGTATTAATTAAGTTAAAATAATTGTTTGCTGCAGGCCGAAAACCTTTAACGACTTTTCATCTCTTCTTTTATGATCGTTTAGAGTGATGTTAAAAGATAAATAAAACGATCAACTTTATACAGTAAAAGCCTTTTTTGCTTTTATCTATATTTATAACTCTCAGGACACAGAGTTATAACAAGATGATATTTACAAACATTGTAAAAAATGCTGTAAAGGTCAAAGGTAAAAGTTCAATACTCAAGGCTCAAGGCTCAAGGTTCAAAGTTTGATTTTAGGTTTAAAGGTTAAACGTCAAGGTTTTAAAGAGGCAGAGAAGTTCCAGATATATGGATGGAGCCGAAAAGTTTTATAAAATCCTTGGGATAAGGTTTGGTTTATTAGTCAATGACCGTAGGCGCCCTCAAGGCTGGCCTGTAGCAAATACATTTAAATTTAAATGAGGTAATTATATAAAGATGAATAAAGAAATTTTCAAAAAAAGCAATGAAGAACTTCAAGAATATTTGCAATTCAAAAGAAGGGGGCATAAGATCCCGTCTAAAAAAGGTAAAGGTAGCGAATATAATCGATCTGAAGAAAAAAAGAAAGCTCTTGACAATATTGAAGATACGTGATATAATCATAACGTAATCGAGAGAGTACAAAATTATTAAATATGCCGTTGTGGTGGAATAGGTAGACACCAGGGACTTAAAATCCCTTGCATTAATAATGCGTACCGGTTCGAGTCCGGTCAACGGTACCATTTATCGAGGTGTAGCTCAGTTGGTTAGAGCGCCTGGTTTGGGACCAGGAGGCCGTGAGTTCGAGTCCCACCACTTCGACCATTTTAAATATATTTATATTGCGGGGTAGAGAAGAGGTCATCTCGCCATCCTCATGAGTTGGACAGCACAGGTTCGAATCCTGTCCCCGCAACCATTCATGCCGACATATCGAAGTGGTCATAACGAGCTAGTCTTGAAAACTTGTCTGGGGTAAAACCCACGTAGGTTCAAATCCTACTGTCGGCGCCAAGTAAGTGAGAATTAAATTTTGCAATAAGGAAGAGTCCTTGAGAATGACGCTGGTTTACATTGGGGTTGTTTGTTATCGGTTTCGATGCCTTGCGCAGGTGCAAAAGCCGACATAAAATATGATCGCGTAGCTCAGGTGGGAGAGCGTACAGAGTTGTGAGGTCGCGGGTTCGAGCCCCGCCGGGATCAAAGTACCACAATTGATAACAAATAATGAAAACGTAAAATACATTCGCGACTGCAGCGTGTTAATTAGAAATTCTCAGGAGAATATCCATTAAAGAGAAAATGTTAAAGTAACGTTTTTGTAAAAGTTGTTGATTGGCATTGAAGCCTGGTACACTTCAATGTGCCTTCTTAGCTCAGTCGGCAGAGCACCTGACTGTTAATCAGGGAGTCGTTGGTTCGAGTCCAACAGGAGGCGCCATCCATCAAGCCTCTGTTACAACTATAAGCGCAACACGATGGATTTTCTGATAGAAAAATGTAAAATCTCTCATTTTGTATAGAGTGGATTTCAGAATTGGTCCCTGCGATTTAGTCTTAGTTTTAAGAGTTAAAGTTGATAGTCTAATAATTAATCTGACCAATCAATTATTAGACTTGTATGTCAGATAGGACAAACGGTTAAGTCACAGCCCTCATAAGGCTTGAGGAATTGGTTCAACTCCAATATCTGATCCCATAAGACACATCCAGCAATTTTTCTACAAAAGAAATTAATTAGCTCATAGGTAGAGCGCTTGTATCTTAAACAAAATGTAGTTGGTTCAAATCCAACATTAAATTCTTAATGTGTCTTGTTGTTAAAATTTTTAAGGAGTTTTTTAAATGAAGATTCATAATCTGCCTCAGCTTAATGACTTTATGACTGCTCTTAATGAATGTAAAGGTCAGGTATGGCTAGAATCTCCAGAAGGCGATAAGTATAATTTGAAGTCCGAGTTCTCCCAGTATATTGCTTTGGGCGCCTTGCTTGCTCAGCGCGGAGATTTTCTGGAACTTTATTGTTCTTATCCTGAAGATGAGCGGTATTTCTTTAAATTCTTTAATGAGCATCCTGAAGTTCAGATTTAATATTTGAACTTCACCTTATATGCCGGAATGGCGCAATTGGTAGCGCGAGTGTTCTGTAATCACAAGGTTGCGGGTTCGAGTCCTGTTTCCGGCTCCATTTATATTGGGTAGTAGCCAAGCGGTAAGGCAACGGACTTTGACTCCGTCATTCGTTGGTTCGAATCCAGCCTACCCAGCCATATGACCCGCTAGCTCAGTCGGCAGAGCACCTGCCTTTTAAGCAGGGTGTCCGGAGTTCGAATCTCCGGTGGGTCACCATGTTAGAGATATTTGACCGACAGGTCATTAAACTGCTGTGCATATGCCACGTACTGCACTTAATTGAGAAGAGTGGCGGGGGTTGGCAGACCTGCGGAGTACCGATAACGAAAACTGCTGTTATAAGTCAGTTCTCGGTAGAGCCGATAAAGACTCTAGTGCGCACGAAACCTTGAATTGACTTTCATAAGATGATAAATCTTACAAGTGGCTTTTACTTGTGGAACCTTCGAGGATTGGAGCAACGAAGAGAAATAACGCCCCCAAGATGTTTTGCGGTGTTCAGAACACAACCGCCATAGAACAGAAGGGTTTAGGGTCAGTGCCTCTAAAAAGCGATTGAGGAAACGGTAAGGACCAGGCATGGAAATCTGTGGAAGTGCGAAAAACCCAAGTAAAATATGCGAGAGTAGCTCAGTTGGTTAGAGCACTCGGCTGATAACCGAAAGACCGTGGGTTCGAGTCCCACCACTCGCACCAGAATAGCATAAATGCGAATATAGGCGGCAAGTGCTAAATGCCGTTAAGCGGTTCACGCAGGAGCTGCTCCTATGGCTGTAGGCTCCTTATGCTATGCAAATAAATAAGGCGTGATGAACCTGCTAATGAGTGAAATGATATATCTCTTAGACGAGCTGATTCGTATCAGATATTTATTTGCCGTTATGATTCTACCAATACGTTAAATTGGGGTAAGTGTATTTGAGAATATTACTATTATTATTTAAACCTGCTAATTAGTTAGTCATGTGCTTAATATAAAAATAAAAAGAGAATACACCTCTTTTTCTTTGGGTTTGAGTTAATATTTTGAAATTAAGTATATGCCAATAATTAAAAAACAAATAGCGTGAACGTGAGGTGTGGTTGCTTAGGAGAGGCTGCGCAGACCAACTTGAAGTGTCTAGGCGCAATGTAGCTAGTAAGTTATTTGCTTTTTGATTATTGATATGCCGGTGTAGTTCAGCGGCAGAGCACTCGATTCGTAATCATGATATCGAGATGAAGTAATTGGGATTAATACTCCTGGTACTGACAACGAGCGGGAAGCATTGGCAAAGGTGTGATGCTTGCAGTGAAGTCGGTTCGAGTCCGTAAGCCGTTCATCAGTTGGGTGAGGTACCAAAACTGCAGAGTATGATATTATTGGTTCGATTCCAGCCAGGGGCTCCAATGTGGAAAGGTTTATGTTTTACTCAACCACGCTAAAAAATTTGGTAAAACAATCGGGGCGCAGCTCGATTAAGAAATAATAAATGAGCCTTAAATGAATATCCTATGCCAGAAATGGTGGCTATCATGCCTGCGGGTGGCCTGCGATATTTATATGCCGAGTTGATGGAATTGGCAGACATGCAGGATTTAGGTTCCTGTGAGAAATCGTAAGGGTTCGAGTCCCTTATTCGGCACCAGTATTTGTTGGGGGAAGAAAATACGATAGGGACAATCGATAGGCTTCATGCCCAAGTGGGAGAGCAACACTATAAACTCTGCTGCAACCCTTCCCCAACAAATCGATAAAGAAAACTATCATTAAATGCGGGTATGGTATAATGGCATATTACTTCTGCCTTCCAAGCAGACAATGCGGGTTCAATTCCCGCTACCCGCTCCAAAAGATTTTATAAAAAATTATTTATTCTGGTGTAAATTATAAGTCATCATGTAACTGTTGCCGTGTGGGTGATCGATTTTTTGATATATATTTTATATGGATCTTTAGCTCAATTGGCAGAGCGCCCGGCTCATAACCGGTTGGCTGTAGGTTCGACCCCTACAAGATCCACCAAACTAAATATATGATTAAGACTGGGGTGATACCAATGTTCTATTTTAACTAGCCTACAAATATTGGTAAATAAAAGAGGTGAGTAAAAATGAAGTTGATTGAAAAGATGTCTGATCAAATTGAAGAAGAAATATGTGACGCAAAAAAATATATTGAATGCGCCTTAAAGCTTAAAGAGAATTATCAGCAAATTTCAAAAATGTATTATGACCTGGCAAATGAAGAAATTAAACATGCAGAGAAGATTCATGAAGCTGTAGTGGAACTAATTGAAGACTATAAAGAGCAGCATGGTGCACCACCTTCTCATATGATGCATGTGTATCAATATTTACACGATAAGCATGTAGATCGCGAGCAGGAAGTTAAAATGCTTATTGGTAGTTATTAGCCACTTATCAAAATAGTTAGGTGTGTAATTAAATAGAGGTGAGTCCAATGGGCCTGTATTCTTGTCAGTAGTATCTCTTATCTGATAAGAAAGTGGGATACTACTGATGTTTATTTATATAATTCATAAGTAGTAAATGAACATTTTCTAATTTTAAAGGAGGATATTATTATGGCAATTAATTTTACAACCGCAGATAGAATTGGCGGTATCGGTGGATATATTGGTGGAATTTCAGCTTTATTGGGTAATAATGGATTATTTGGATGTGGAAATAATGAAAATGATCGTCCTGTATCCAGATACGAATTTGGACTTTTAAAAGAATCAATGGAAAAAAGCAGTGAAATTGCACTGTTAAAGAGCGAGCAAAATACTGAGATTAAGATTGCTGATGTATATGAAAGAATTATGACTAGAGTCAATGCTGATCGTGCAGCACAGGCTGAAGTTAATGCAGCTCAAGCCGTATACAACGCTACTAATGGAGCTACCGTTGCTACTATCAATAGTCAAGTAGCTCAGTTAATGGCCTTAACCAAATTGGTTGTTCCGGCAGCTAATGTTTGCCCACAGCCAATGCCACAGTATAATTCATGGACCGCTCCTACCGCCGGGTAATAGGAGATTATATGGTTACACTTGAACGAATTAAAAATGGAATATCTGCGTATTGTGACGCAGAGCTTCTTCCGAAGCTCCCTTCTGGGAAGGCAGTTTTGGTAGGTACGATTTTGGTGTTATATTTAAATCAACTTGATACAATGATTGATAAAATTCCAGAATCATTACATATCAAAAACGGCAAAAATATAGATATTGATGCTATTAAAAATGCTATTAAATCTCAGATGAGAACAGATGTCGCATTTGATATTCCTTTAATTGGTACTATAACAATAGATCAATCTGAAATAGATAAAATTTATCGATATATAATGTCGGAAACATAATATATTGACTGCCAATAGTAAGGAGGGCAGCGAATACTCCTTACTATTTAAATATGCAGACATGGGTGAGTGGCTTAAACCAATTCCCTGCTAAGGAATCGACGGTTATCCGTCCGAAGGTTCGAATCCTTCTGTCTGCGCCATTTTTATTTTTATACATAGAGGAGCCAAAAATGAACGAATATAAAATGACTGCCAAATTTATTCAAAAATGTATTGCATGTTTTATATTACTGATAACTTCATACACTATAAAAAATTATTTACAGTATAAAGTATCAATGGAATTAGCAACTCAACAAATGTCTATAAATGGCGGATCAATATATTATGATATATATACTGCCAATATTGATTTGTTATTCTTAATTGCAGTTAGTATGATTGTAGTTGCATTTGCAACTACTTTATATAAATACATTACATTTAGAAAGGATCTTAAAAAATGAAAAAAGTAATTGCATTGATGTGCATTGTACTGTCTATGTTATGTTTATGTGCATGCACCAAAAGAGAGGTCTATACCATTGAGGCCAATCAGACAGCTTTTCTTATCCCGCTTAAAGGTGACGTCGCTGGGCAGGCTTCATTTGAATCAGAAGAGCTTTTGAGCGAAGCTAAAGTTGCTGCTAAACAGGTTTATATTACTCGTACTAAAGAGCATTTGGGGCCAATGCATTGGGAATATGTTGCCGACAATATGCTGATTGTTGTGGATAGAACACCGGTAACTCGCGAATGGAGTGAAACGTCTAATGTTGGTACATCATCTGCAAACCAGGCTATTTATGCAGAGTCAAAAGAGTCAATTGGATTCTCTGTAGGTATGAATTGTTCAGCACAAATCTATACTGAAGATGATGCAGTACGTTTCCTTTATTCTTATAACAATAAGAGTTTAGCTGACATTATGGATAGTGAAATTCGTGCCAGGGTAGAATCTGATTTTGTTGAGATGTGTGCCAAGTATACAATGAATGATATTCTTACAAATAAAGCTGAAATTATGGATTATGTTAGAAATGATGTAACAGCATATTTTGCAAATCGTGGCATTACAATTACTGTTCTTGGAATGAAAGATGGTATTGAATATGATGATGTGGCCGTCCAAACCGCTATTAATGCCGCATTTGTAGCTGAAAGGGATGCAGAGGCACAGGCAATTATTAATGCAACATCTATTGAAACAGCAAGAGCACAAGCTGAGGCAGTTATGATCGCCGCCGAAGCTGAAGCTGCTGCTAACGAAGCTATTGCAACATCGTTAACAAATCAGATTATAGAAAAGTTTAAATATGAACAATGGGACGGGCATTTGCCGACTGTGCAAGGCTCTGGATCTGTAATTATTGACATGAATAAGTAAAAAATTCCCCCGGAGCTCCGGGGGAATTTTATTTTTATGCTTGACAAAATCAAAATTGTATGTATAATAACATTATCAATTTAATACTAAGGAAGACAAAATATGAAACAAATTTATCTTGACAATTGTGCTACAACACCATTACTCGAATGTGCCAAGCAAGTAATTCTCAATAATATTGACATTTATTATAACCCTGCATCATCATATAACGCCGCTAAAGATTTGATGATACAAGTAGAACGTGCTCGTGAGAGTATAGCTAATATCATTAATGCAGATCCTTCTGAGATTTATTTTTGTGGTAGTGGCTCTGAGGCCAACACTTGGGCATTGCATCATAAAATCACCCTAGCGTCAAACATTGAACATAGTTCCGTTAAGCCCATGTTTACTTTTCGTGTAGAGAGTGATGGATTAGCAGATGTTCATGATTTTGAACGCATGGTAAAACGATTATCTTATATGAATAATTTAGATGCTGCATCTTGTATGATGGCCAATAATGAAATCGGAGTTATTCAGCCAATTCAAGAATTGTGCTCTATTGCGCATAGATATGGCGTCAGCTTTCATTGTGATGCCGTGCAAGCTGTTCCACATATGCGAATTGATGTTAAAGCCTTGGGAGTGGACACTCTATCTTTTTCTGGGCATAAATTTGGAGGGCCTAAGGGAGTAGCTGTTTTATATATTAAAAATGGAACTAAAACATATAAAATCATCAATGGGGGGAAGCAAGAACATGGAATGCGTGGTGGAACTACCAATGCTATTGGAATTTTAGCGATGCATGCAGCATTGCAAGATACCGTTAATCACATGGCTTCTAATAACATAATTATTGATACTTTAACGCAACAAATTCAGGAAAATTTAATGAATATAAATGATGTAACATTAAATGTAAATCCTACAAAAATTGCCTGTATTAACGGAGTTTTGAGCGTCAGAATTAATCATGTGGCGGCATCTGACCTCATTGCCATGGCAGACCAATACGGAATAATGATCAGTTCTGGATCGGCCTGCCATGAAGGCAGTTCTGTACCTAGTCATGTCCTCAAAGCTATTGGACTTACTGACGATCAAGCTAATAGTACTATACGCATTTCTATTGGAGTATGTAATAATATTCAGGACATTCAATATGTAAATCAATTGCTTCCAAACATTGTCGATAGATTAAGAAAGATGAGAAATTCATGAAAATTAATATATTAAAAAATTAGATTTTGGTTCATTAGATGATATAATTGCTATGTCGGAGTCTACATTACCAAACCTATTGTGGATGCCGAATCACAATCTGTGACCAATTACAATTCGGAGAAATTAAAATTGATTATATTAAATTATTGGAGGATAATTTATGAGAACTGTTCGCACAAATGTTTTTGAAACTAATTCATCGTCAACACACAGTATAGCGATCCCGTTAGATAAACACGTCATTTATCGCGGGCATGTATATTTTGCTATTGGGGAGTATGGATGGGAGTATCGTCAACCGTCTCCTGCGTCTTATTTGTACACAGCCATTTTATGCTATTATGGAAAAGATAAAGCTAGAGATAAAATTGAATATCTCCAAAATGTCTTAAATAAAAATGGTATTGATTATGACATGGACGATCCTAAATGGACTAGTTATACATGGGATGATCAAATTTATTGGTCATTAGATAATGGATATATTGACCATCCAGAAGGGCTTGAAGAGTTTTTAAATGCTGTTTTTGCAAACGACAATACATTATTAGATTTTATTTTTGAAGGGCTTGTTTTTACAGGTAATGATAATTGCAATGAAGACCAGGCTTGTTACACTGATAGAAAGACTCCAATTTATGAATCATACGAAAATGGATATAGGCAGCCACCGGTAATTAAAAACAATCCATATTATATGCCAGATCATGCAGATTATGATTGGTACCACAAAGGTAACTAATGAGGTTCTAATTTTAATAAACTACATAATAACATTAAAAGCAATGATGACTTTAAATGGAGAATAGACAGTATGAGTAATTGGGTTAAATATCAGAACGGTAATTATACAGTATCTATTGATTTAGATACGGGCACAAAAATTAGAGAAAATGAATTAGATTATTTCGAGGCAGCATTCCCAGAGAGTATGGATCTCAAAATTACTAACCGATGTCATAATGGATGTAGTTTTTGCCATGAAAATTCTACTATGGATGGATGCCATGGAGATATTCTTGCTCCATCTTTTATTGACCACCTCCATCCCTATACAGAAATTGCTATTGGTGGGGGCAACCCTTTAGAGCATCCGGATCTTATCCCATTTTTGGAAAAACTTAAAGAATTAAAAATGATTTCTTCTATGACGATTCGTCAAAATGATTTTATGGACAATCTTTTATTAATTAAGAGATTGGTACGCGAAAAATTAATTTATGGACTAGGGGTTTCTTTGATCAAACCCGACTCCCATTTTATTCAATCGATTAAAGAGCTCCCTAATGCTGTTATTCATGTTATTAATGGCGTTGTCCCAATGCAGGATTTAAAAATGTTAGCCCATCATAATTTAAAGATCTTGGTGCTTGGATATAAGCAAGTGCGTCGTGGCGAACAAGTTTATGAAATATGTAAAAATACAATTGAAAATCATAAAAACGAACTATATGAGCTACTTCCTGAAATGATTACCGATCATTGGTTTAGTGTGATATCTTTTGATAACCTCTCCATTAATCAATTAAACCCACAAAGATTAATGTCTAATACACAGTGGGATCAAATGTATATGGGCGACGACGGTATTGATGGGCAAATGACTTCGGCTAGTATGTTCATTGATATGGTTGAGCGCAAATTTGCTAAAAATTCTTGTGATATGCACCGTTATCCTATAATGGATAGTGTTGAAAGTATGTTTAATTATTTAAAAAAGTCTTGACAATACCAAATTATTGAGTATAATGGTCATCAAAGGGGTGAATGCATGTGGATGTCCAGACACTCAAGGAATATTTATTAAATAACGATTTAGTAGAAGAAGTTCTTCAAGAGATTGGATGTCACAGCATTCGCAATCATGGAGAATATATTACTTGTGCAAATCGTGACGGGGATAATAAAAACGCGATCGTTATTTATCTAAATGACAATCTCACTGTTGTTAATTACACTCGACAAATATCAAAACTAAAAAGGGCAACAGATATTTTTGACCTAATTGGTTATAATCGAGGTTGTACTTTCCCAGAGTCAATCAAAATTGTATGTAGTCTATTTGGTTTAGATTATTATTCGCAACCAACAGAGCTCCCAGAATCGTTACAAATTTTACAAATGTTAAAAGAAATGTCAATATGTGCAAATATAGAAGATACTGATCCTTTACAGCCAATTCCAGAAAAAGTACTTAGCTACTATTTACCATATGGAAATAAAATATTTGAAGATGATGGAATTAATTTGGAAGTGCAAAAAGAATTTGGTATAGGATATGATCCATTAACCAACAGAATTACAATTCCTATTAGAAGCCCCATTGGAGATTTATGTGGCGTTAAAGGTAGATTGCTTGGAGACCCGGACGAGTATCATCCTAAATACTTATATATTGAAAAAGTTTCTAAAAGTAGATTATTATATGGATACTACGAAAATGTAAACTATATTAAAAACAGTAGTGAAATTTATATAGTAGAATCTGAAAAAGCCGTTATGCAATTGGCTTCAATTGGAGTGCATAACGTAGTGTCTACTGGAGGAAAGACAATTTCTAAGGCTCAAGTTGAATTAATTACTAGAACAGGGTGCGTTCCTATTCTATCACTAGATCAGGATGTTAGCCCCCAAGAATTAAAAGATATCGCTAATATGTTTATAGATGGTATTATGGTTAAAGCAATAATTGATACAGACAATATTCTCTGTGAAAAAGAATCTCCGTCTGACAATATATCCAAATGGAGTTATTTAATCAAAAATAATGTTTATACTATCAAAGAAAGGAATATTACATGAGTAGCAATAGATCTTCTGGATTTGGTGTCGAGTCTGTCATACAAGTTATTTTTATTATCCTCAAGTGCTTAAAACTGATTGATTGGAGCTGGTGGATAGTTTTAATCCCGCTTTGGATAGATCTTATAACCTGTATTATTATTGCAGTTTGGGCTGCCTATAAGATAAATAATAAATAATAAATAATATAATAAAGGAGTAATAAAATGAGTCAATACGATTATTCAGAATGTCTTTGTAAGAAATGCTATATTAAACTTTTTAAGCCTTCTAAAAGACAAATTAAAGGCATTGTGCTTTCTGAGTATGATGACACCTGTGAGAATTGTGGAAGAACTGGACCCACCGTAGAATATGTTGAAGACGGGGACGACTAATGTATATTTGTAAAGATTGTGGACAACTTTTTATTGACCCTCAAGAATGTGTTGAAAATCATGGATTAAATTCTCCACCATATGAAAGTTTTAAGGGATGCCCAAAATGTAGCGGGGCCTACAATACTGCACTCAAATGCGATAATTGTAATCAATATATTATTGGAGAGTTTGTGAGAACCGCTGATAGTCATATATATTGTGAAAATTGCTATACATTAGCTGATATTGTGAGGGATGAAATATGAATGGAATTCCTTCCGGTGAAATTATTTTCGTCAAAAGAACGACTACCAATGGAGATATTTATTACATCACGGCAAAACCTTTAAGAGACATGTACTATCTTTATAAAGTAGAAAATAATAAGGCTATTAAGCTTGGAAAAGATAAGAACCCAAGAACGCTCGAGTCCCAATTTATTCAAGAGCCATAATAAAAATAGAGCCGAGCAATCGGCCCTATTTTTATTATTAAAGCTTGACAATATTATTGATTTATATATAATATAAATAAAGGAGGTGATAGGGTATGTCATCAAATAAAAATTTATATTTTGAAAATCGTTATGGAAAATACAAAATACTGGCAAAAAATATTGAGCCATCAGAAGTAGGACCTGCAATTCAAAAGTTTTTAGACGAGCATCATTTTAAAAGTTATTATACAAGAGTATGGACTATACCAGATGGCAACGTCATATGGGATGTAGGTTCACATTGTGAATTTTTTGTTTTTGGGAATATTGACGGGGTAGAAAATGAAATATAAAACAATTAATAATAGTTTAAATGACATTATTCATCCAATTGAAACTGTACTAAAAAATCGTGGAATTCAAAATTGGGAGCAGTATCTAAATTTAAATAGTTCTGTAGTCCAAGATTATAATAAATTAGCAAACATGAATGTGGCAGTAAAATGCTTTGTCAAACACTTTGAACAACGAGATAAAATTGTTGTCATGCCGGACGAAGACTGTGACGGTTATACATCGAGTGCAATGTTGTATTTGTATATTAAAGCGTTAGACGAAACCTATCCGGTCGAATATGTCATGCACACCCGGCCCAAAAGTCATGGATTAGCGAATAACGATTATTGTATCCCGGCTGATGCCAAATTGTTTATTATTGCTGATGCAGCTACTAACGATGCGACTCAATGTAATGCGCTTATTGATAATGGTCTAGATATTATTGTTCTTGATCATCACAATGACAATTATTCTGAAGAATCAGAAGATGAAGCATTTAATTATCAAACCGCAGCACATAACAGAGCTATTATTGTTAACAATCAACTAAGTCTAGATTACTTAAATAAAGACTTGTCTGGAGCAGGGATTGTATACCGATTCTTACAAGCACTAGACGAAGAGCTATGGGTAGAGTATGCTGATAATTTTTTAGATTTGTGTGCAGTTGGTAATATTGCCGATATCATGGACATTAGGTCTTTAGAAACGAGATACTTTATCGAGCAGGGCATAAAAAGATTCTCAAATAAATTGCTGCAAACTTTATTTGAAGAGCAAGAATTTAGCACAAAGGGCGTTCTTAATATTCACAATATTGCCTGGTACATTAGTCCAGTTATTAATAGTGTAACACGCATGGGGAGCCCAGAAGAAAGAGAATTATTGTTCAGAGCAATGATCGAGCAATATGAAGAATTTGATTATAAGAAAAAAAATGGGACGATTATTAAAGAGAATATTTATCAACGTGCGTCCAGGCTTTCTAAAAATGTTAAAAGCCGTCAGGACAAGCAAAGGGATCTTGTTTTTAATGAATTAAAAGATTCTGTTAATCCCAACGATAAAATCGTTATTCTTGAATCTAAAAAGGCACAAAGTGGCCTAGTTGGACTGTCAGCTATGAAATTAGCAGACACCATTAAACGTCCAGTTATTATTCTTAAATTAATTGAAAAAAATGGACGCCCATTCCTAAGTGGAAGCTGTAGAAATTTTGACAATAGCCCTATTAAAGATTTTAGACAGTTAATTTTGCAAACCAAAGCTTTTGATTTTTGTTCTGGACATGATAATGCAGCAGGTGTCGGCATCATCCCAGAAAATCTTAATATAGCCAAAGATGTGTTGAATCAATTAGTACAGAACATAGATTTCGATTGTTCTATTTTGTGTGATTTTATTATGGATATTGACGACCTAAATGTTGGGCTTATACAAGCTATTGACCAGGCGCAATGGATTTGGGGAAAAGGTCTACAAGAACCAGTTTTGGCCATTCAGAATATTTTTCTCACACGAAAAGATATTACGGTGCAGGGGAAAAATAATGACAGCGTGACTTTTGAAGTCGAAGGCATTAGATTTGTGCAATTTAAACTTAAAGATGGAGATCCGCTTTTTGATTTTATGAACGAATGGAACTTTGATGATAATGAAGAAATTTTATTAGATGTTGTGGGGACATGCAATATTAATACATATGAAGGCGTATCTACTCCACAATTTATTATTGAAGATTGTAATCTATTTAAAACTATGATGGAGTGTGAAGAAACATGAAAATGGATGAAATTGTTCAAGAACTTATGAAACATGTAGACGACTACGCTATTCATACAGTTGAAAAAATTCCAATTGGGGTTGAACCGGTCAAAAAGCATCATAAAAAAAGAATTGCTAAAAAATGGGCAAAACGATATGGCTATAAAACCGTATATAAAGAAAAGCCATGTAAAAAAATTGAAGTGACTATTCCGCTCATTATTGAATTTTGCAAAAAAGAAAATTTACCATTGCCTGATGAGTTAATCGCAATGATGAGCTATAACTAGAACAATGATATATAATATTAAAACAATTATTATATGTGTTGTTGTGGTAGCCATAATTATTAGATCCATTACTATTGACACTTTGAATGACATGGTGTATATTAATAGTCCAGTAACTACCAATATGGTATTAGAACAATATCCTGAAGCCACATATATTTGGGCATATTTAATTCAACATGGATTTAATCAGTATGTTTCGGCTGGAATATTGGGAAATATTATGACTGAAGTTGGCGGGCAATCATTAAATTTAAATCCTACATGGGACACACCTAATTATTATGGCATGTGTATGTGGAGTAAATTTTATTGTCCAGATGTTAGTGGATTATCACTATCAGAACAGTGTGAATATTTAACTAATACCATGCAATATGAGTTTGATACGTTTGGTAACCGCTATTGTAATGGATTTAATTATCAAAATTTTTTAAGTCTGGGCAATGAGCAGGATGCAGCATTAGCTTTTGCCAAATGCTATGAAAGATGCGCATCAGACAGCTATTATATTAGACAACAAAACGCCACAAAGGCTTTGTTATATTTTACAGAACATACAAAAGGAGAATAAAATATGAAAGAACAGAAAATGCAGAACGCTTGCTTAATGACCACATGTAGAGACGAAAATAATAATACTATTTTGACCTACATTCCTCTCAATATAGACATTAGTGTTGTAGAATTTTTTTTGAAGAACGGGACATGTACAAATAACCAAGCCATTAGATATGAAATTGACGCTAGTCCTGAAAAGTTTTGGGAAACTACCTGGAATACACTCTTAGACGAAGAAGAAAAGCATACAAACTAAGATTTTAATTGGCGGTGATTCTATTTGGAATTGACACAAGGTCAACAAAAGGCGCTTAAAATTGCCGTTGAAAGATACAATAATCATGAGGCATATACGGTTATTGCTGGATTTGCTGGAACTGGGAAAACAACTGTAGTCAAATATATTATTGATGAATTGCATATTCAGGAAGACGAAGTTGTTTACATTGCATATACCGGCAAAGCATCATTAGTTTTACGCAATAAAGGATGCTCGAATGCTATGACCGCTCATAAACTGCTCTATCATGCTAAGGAAAGGCCTGATGGCACTTATGAATTTAAGCGCAAATATGTATTAGATGGTAAATATAAAGTTATTGTATTAGATGAAGCTTCAATGTTACCAAAAGAGATGTGGGAGTTATTACTTACTCATAAAATATATGTACTTGCACTAGGAGATTGTGGACAATTACCACCAATTGAAGGTAATAGTGAAATTTTAAATTCTCCACACGTTATACTGGATGAAGTTGTACGACAAGCTCTTGAATCTCCAATTATTAGATTAAGTATGGATATTCGGAATGGGAGGTGGCTTGAATATGGTGGCCCCAAAGAGTGTCGTATTATGCCCCCAGATAAGGTATCTGACAAGCTCTTACTTGGTGCCGATCAAATTCTTTGTGGGAAAAATCGTACTAGGCACGGCCTTAATGAACAATTAAGATCAATTAAATTTCAAGATGGATATACTTTGGCGCCCAAGGATGGCGATAAAGTCGTGTGCCTACGTAATCAATGGAATACAATTGGAACTAACGGAGAGCCCCTAGTGAATGGCATGATTGGGACTATTGATTATTTAGACCTTTCTAAACAAAATCAATACTATAAGCCTTGTATGATCGCAGATTTCATATCTGATAATAACGGCAGATACGAAGGCGTACACATGGACTACAATATTTTTACAAACAAAGAGCCTACTATTAATCAAACTAACTGGTCACAATATCCAAAACCGATACGGGCTTGTGAATTTGACTATGGATATGCAATTACAGTACATAAATCTCAAGGGTCAGAATTTGAACGAGTGGTTGTCTTTGACGAATGGTTAGGAGATAAAGAGCAACATAAGCGATGGTTATATACGGCTGTTACCAGAGCAAGTAAGATGTTAGTTATTGTAAAATGATTATTAGGAGACAAAATATGTTAAGAATTTATGCACAGAATTTTGATTTAAATCAAATTGCAGAGAGTGGACAATGTTTTAGATGGTTTAAAATTGAAGATTCTGTGCCCCATTATCATATAATTGCTTTTAATAAAGTGTTGGACATTTTTCAGCAGAAAAATGCAATTTATTTTAATTGTTCTAAAGAAGATTTTGATAATATTTGGTTTAAATATTTTGATTTGAATATGCGATATGAAGAAATGGCATCGGCGCTGATTGACTCCAATGATAATTTTTTAAGCTCCGCATATGAATATGGCTCCGGCATCAGAATTTTAAATCAACCCCTTTGGGAAACTATTGTAAGTTTTATTATTTCTCAACGTAAGAGTATCCCGGCAATTAAAACAAGTATTGAACGACTTTGTAGAGCCTATGGGGAACAAATCGATAGCACCAACTATTATTCATTCCCCAATCCTGAACAGTTAATTGATATGAGCAAAGATGATTGTGGATTGGGATATCGATTGTTATATATCAACGAGTTAGCTAAAAAAGTTGTAAACAATGAATTTAATTTGAAGAAATTATATTGCTGTTACCATTCCGCAAAAGAACAGTTATTAAGCGTTCATGGCATCGGAGAAAAAGTGGCTAATTGTGTTCTGCTATTTGGGCTAGGACACTTAAATGCATGCCCCATTGATGTATGGATGCAAAAAATTATTGACGAAGAATATAGCGGGATTAAACCCCAATGGATGGAGTCTGATTTTGCCGGAGTGTTTCAGCAATATGCTTTTTATTACAAACGCCATATAGAAAGGAAGAGATAAAATGAGCAATTTTGTAAATTTGCATGTCCATAGTGCCCAAGGTTCTCTTCTTGATTCAATTTTATCTGTTAAAGACATTGCTAGGTATGCAAAAGACAATGGGCAAAAAGCTATCGCTCTTAGTGACCATGGTTATATGTATGCTAATTTAAATCATATAATAGAGTGTACAAAGCTTGGTATAAAACCTATTACAGCGAATGAAATTTATGAGTGTGATGATCATCTGCTGAAAAGCGACACCAAAGATAACACTCAAGAACGATATCATTTGTTGTTAATTGTTAAAAATCAAACCGGCAAAAACAATTTATTCAAAATTGTTTCTGAGGCGTGTACAAATGGTTTTTATAAAAAGCCAAGAGTGTCAATATCGTGGATTAAAGATCATGGATATGGAGAAGGACTTATTTGCCTCACTGCATGTCAAGCTGGCAGAGTTAGCAGGTATTTGGAACAGGGTAAATATCAGGAAGCTGAAGATTTTGTTACATTGCTCAAAAGCACATTTGATTATGTTGCTTTAGAAATTCAATCTCATCCCACACAAAGCCAGTTAAAATGCAATACTTTAATATTAAATTTTGCAAAGTATATGAAGCTCCCATATGTTATTACAACTGATGCACATATGCTAAATGCAGATCAAGTAGATACTCATTCAATTTTTGTAGAAATTGGTGAAGGTAGAGAGGCCGGAGAAACATATTTCGGATGTCATTTACAAAATGAAAAAGATATATTTAAATATCTTGGTAATTGGAGTTTAAATCGTGTAATCCAGCAAGGCATTGATGAAAGTAGCAAAATTGCAGACATGGTTGATGGCGATATTGATTATGAGTTAGATAAAGGCACAATCATGCCATCTGCGCACATTCCTGACGGTTATACTCTTGAAGAATATTTTAGGCATTCAGTATATCTTAATTTTAATGAAAAATTTGGGCATATGTCCAAAGAAGAGCAGGATGCCAGACGAGAAAGAATTGAATCAGAAATTCCAGTTCTTCAAGAGCTTGACTTTTTAAATTATCTCTTAATTCAGAAAGAGTTCTGTAACGAATGTGATAAACGTGGTATTCCAAGAGGATATAGCCGTGGCTCTGCTGCGAATTGTCTGTGTGTATTTATGCTTGGTATTACTCAGGTTGATTCTGTTAAATATAATTTAGACTTTGCCAGATTTGCAAATTTGGGCCGTAAAGGATCGGCTGCAGATATCGATCTTGATATTTCAAAATCTCGTAGGCAAGAAGCAGTAAAAGTACTTTGTGATATTTTTGGTGAAGACCACGTTGCTCCAATGGCAACATTTAACACATTAAGTACAAAAGTTGCAGTCCGGGATATTGGCAAGGTCTTAAACGAAAAGCAGGATAGTCCATATTTTGGTCAAATCCCCTATTCATTAAGAGACGAAGTCACTAAAATGATTCCTACAGTTAAAACATTAAATGACCTGGGAGAATCAGAAGACAAAGATGTTCTGCTTAAAGATCTTGTTGGTAAAAATACAAGGCTTGATAGTATTTATCAGCAATTTCCACTATGGTTTAAATATGTTATGGAGCTTGAAGGCCTCCCTAAGAGCAGAGGCCGTCATGCCAGTGGAACTTTGTTAACTCCTAAATCAATTATCAATTATGCGCCACTGTGCTTAGATAACGAAAAAAATTCTATGGCACAATTTGAAATGCATATTTGTCAGGATACAAATGGTGGTATGGGTCTTGTTAAGGAAGATCTTCTTGGACTCGAAACATTAGATATTGTAGATGATGCTTTAAAATTAGCCAATCTCACATGGCGTGATGTTGATATTAATCATTTAAATATTGATGATAAACGAGTATTTGATGAAGTATATAATACTGGCAATACTGTTGGAATTTTTCAATTTGAAAGCTATGAAGCTAAATCAATGAGCATTGATGCTCATGTTGACAATATTGAAGATGTAATTGCAGTCAATGCAAGTAATCGACCTGGCACAAAAAATAGCTTTCCTGATTATTGTAAAAATAAATTACATCCAGAACAAATTCAAAGCATTCATCCAGATTTAGATCAGCTATTTAAAACCACACACAGTATTCTGCTATACCAAGAAGATGCATTACATTTATTTGCATATGCTGGATTCCCTGAAGTACAACAAGACAATGCTCGTCGAGCAATTGGTAAAAAGAAAAAAGATGTTATGGAGTCATTGTATAAAGACTTTGAAGCAGGTCTAAAAGAAAAGAAGTGGACTAAACAGCAGATTGAAGATGTATGGCTGCTTGTTTCTAAACAAGCAGAGTACTCGTTTAACCGTGGACATAAATAATTGTGTGTCCTATCACAGTGATGTGATATAAAAAATTTCCTAAATTGCTGGAAACCCCTTAGAGCATTATGAACCACAACGTAGTTGGAAACGGCAAGCGTGATGGTTTGAAAATCATAATGATTGGGCAATCAGCAGGGAAGCATTGTGTAGTTTGTATTATAAAATATGAAAGGAGGGTGGAACATGGGAGCAAAACAGTATTCTAATGAAATTGAAAAACAAATTGTGAATGAATATTTAAATGGCGCATCAACTAAATTCTTAATGGGAAAATATCATTTTAAAACAAGGAAGTCTATAACAGACAAAATTAAAAAATATGGATTTTCTGTTAGGTCTCAGAGAGAAGAACTTATGAAAAATAAACCTTATGATAGTTTTTCTATGGCAAGAATCGACTCTGAATTTAAGGCCTATTATCTTGGTTTATTAATTACAGATGGGTATGTGTCTGGCAATGAAGTTGGTTTAGACCTAACAGATGAAGATTGCATACAGTTTATATCTTCTACCTTGCAAAAGCCATATAGGTCATATGAGCGTGATGAAAATAGGAAAACAAGACATAGAATAATTCTTAATAGCAAAAAGCTGATCAATGAGTTGCAACGATTTGGAGTAGTTCCAAATAAAACAAAGACGTTATCTGGATTTGATCTATACGACGAAGAACAAAAATACTTTCCATATATAATACGCGGAATGATAGATGGAGACGGATGGATTAGAAAAGACGGGAAAGAGTTCTTTATATGTACTGCATCATATTCAATGGCCTTGTGGTTAAAACATATACTAGAAAATAAATTGTATATGCACAATATTAATGTTACAGAAGCAGACAAAGTGTGGCAAGTTAGAAGTGGAGACGAGCATAACATTAATATATTAAAACTTATTGTATATGATGTACAATTTGGAATGAAAAGAAAATATAATAAACTACACAGTGAACCTTCAGAGACTATAATGGAATATCTCGCATGTTGAGATAAAGGTATAGTCCAGACCACAACATAATAAAATATGGCATAGGAAACTATGTGTGGTACAGGCAGTTGCCTACAGCTTGTTGTCTTATTTAACAGCTTGGTTAAAAGTCTATTATCCAGTACAATTTATGACTGCATTGCTTACTGCAAAATCTGATCGACCCGAAAAGATGAGTGTCATTATTAATGATTGTCATAGAATGGGGGTTAATGTTCTCCCACCCCAAATTAATAAATCCAAATATTCTTTTTCCGCCATTCCAGAAAAAAATGAAATATTGTTTGGTTTTGGTGCTATAAAGGGCATAGGAGAATCAATAATTTCAAGAATTATTGATAACCAACCCTACAAGAGCATGGATGATTTTATTGAAAAAATCGGCGACAAAACCGCGACTATTGCACTTATTAAAGCAGGTGCCTTCCCAGCGTCTAATAAAATAAAGTTAATGCAAAAATATGCTAGAAGTATTTATGATGTCCGGAAGTACAAACCTGTTAATACACTTCCAACACGATCCAAGCTCCTTCTTGAATGGGATATTAACACTGATGATTATAAGATTGATAAAAAAGTTGATAAAGATAAAGTCCTTGCACTTTATAACGCAAAGAAAAAAGCAAAATTTGATGCAGAGCAGTCAGAGCGATATAAAGCGCACATGATGAATTTTAGAGCACAATATGCTCAGGATGAATTTCTATGGGAGTTTGAAAGCTTATCAATGTTTGTCACTAATAACCCATTACAAGAAGCATATGAACTTATTGGGACAGAATGGGGTGATATTCCTAATGGGGACAAAGCAGTGGTACCTTGTGTTATTGTTGATATCAAACGTAAAAAAGATAAAAATAACAACCAATTTGCTTATATTGATTTGTGTACTAACAATGGTATAGTAGAAGGCACAATTTGGAGCCGTCAACTTAAAGATTATTATGAACTGATTGCCAAAGGTAGTTGTATTTGCATCCTTGGGCGGAAAGAAGATAACCACTTGTTTGTTGAAAAGGTTAAGCCCTATCAAGAATGGCTGACTAAAATTCGACGTCTTAAATCCAAAGCAGATATTTATAATTATTAAAATATACGGAGCAAATGTAATAATTTGCTCCGTATAAAACTATTGACAATATAAAATTATTATGGTACAATACTCATACAAATTAAAGAAAGGTAGGAAACATTAATGAATGAAGAAGCAATTAACGAAACAACGGGTACAGAAGCCCCACCAGAAGATCAGCATTTAAATGAAACATTAGAAAGTACTATTCAAACTCAGTTCGAAAAAGTTAAAATGTCCGGCTTGCTAAGTGGAGCCAAGGCCGTCAGTGGAGTTATTTTGAATTATATTTCAGATTTTAAAAAGGCTCCTGGGAAGAAAACATTTCGGCAGCAAGAAAGACTTATTAAACAGATTGAAAGTTTTTGCCGCATTGGATTGCAAAGAACTATTAATGAAAATGGAGACATTGTTCCCATTGAAGCAAATAACCTTGAATCAGAAACGGCATCAGAGGTATAATAATTGGAGGGTGTATGTATAAATTTAGCGTAATTGTTGATTTGGATGATGTGTTAAACAATTTAAACGACAAGTGTTTAGAAACATTTAATGCCGCTTTGGGAACGCACCTTACTGCAGACGACCTTACTCGTTATGATATTTTTAAATGCCTAGATTTTGAACATGCATCAGCATATTGTCAACTATGGAGTAATGAAACAATTGTTCGATCATTAACCCCTGTGAAAAATAGCCAATGGGGAATGAAGCATTTTGTAGATTTGGGATATGATGTTTACATTGCAACCGCGTCTAGTGCATCCAGTTTTGCATGGAAACATGAATGGATTCGATCCTTATATCCGTTTATTGATGATTCTCACATCATGAGAGTTTGTGATAAATCGCTTTTATACGCCGACGTAATGATTGATGATTGCGCTGAAAATTTAATCTCTAACATCCATTGTGAACGAGTGTGTTTTAATCGAGGCTGGAATCAATATGTTCGTGATGAAGTTTATGGAATTCACCGTTGTAATAATTGGAATGAAATTGTTACAACGGTTGATAATATTTATAAAGCTACAAGGAGTTGATCAATACTTGAAAGTAGAAATTATTAATCCAGAAGTGCTTGGCAATTTATATCACAATCATGGGATGTTTGCATGTACATGTTATGATACTCCAGATCAATATGCCAATAAAGTTGGACAAAGTTGTGAAGCATCTGGACATATGAGCGGGAGCCGATGTGAATATATTAAATTTAGAATTTCTGATGTCGACAGAGGAACTGCAGAACAATGTTTAAGGCATGAAATTGGAACCAATATCCCTTTTGAAGAGCAAGATAATTATTCTTTTGCAGATTACTCAGAACTGATTAAAGATGTCAGCCCGGATCAGGTCGTTAAAAACATGGCTTCTTTCAGATATATTGATAAAAATGGATTTGATTGGGCTACGCCCAAAACTATTGAGCATTGTCAAGAGGCCAAATTTGAATATGATACGTTAATGAGAATTATTAATAGTTATCGTGCTCATATTAAACAAATTCTTGAAAAAAATGGAGTAGATCCCAAGGTAGCAACTCAAGATGCCAATTTTGTTTTACCTAGAGCCACTACTACAACGTTTACAATTGGCTTTACACCTGAAGCTTTAATCCATTTTTGTCATAAAAGGCTGTGTGTTCGTGCTCAGGAATTCATTCGAGCATTAGCGATAGACATAAAACAAGAAGTTGCCAAGTATAATGAAACTTTTGCCAAAGAGCTTGTACCACACTGTCAACATTTGTTGTGGTGCCCTGAAGGCAGTCATAGTTGTGGAGCACACCCAACTAAGAATGAACTAGTCAAAAAAATGAAAGGATGACGTTATTTGATTGTTGTTAAACGTAATGGTCGAGAAGTTGAATTTGACCGTCAAAAGATTGTAAATGCAATTGATAAGGCATTTAAAGCTAGTGTCGGTAAGGGGAACATCAAAATCGCAGAAAAAATTGCCGACGAAATTGAGGAAGAAAATAAAGAGAAAGAACAAATTCTTATTGCCGATATTGAACAGGCCGTACACTCTAAATTAATTAAAAATCATCATCAAAAAATTGCGAGAACATATGAGGGATATCGAGCAGTTAGAGAATACCAGCGTGAACGCAACACTATCGATCAGAAAATTCTTGGGGTCGTTAAAGGTAGCAACGATGATATTAAGGACAATAGTAACAAAAATGTCAATCTCATCTCTACTATGCGTGATCTGGTTGCAGAAGAAGTTAGTAAAGATGTTGCTCTCAGGATGATGCTTCCACCCCGGATTGCACAAGCGCACAATGATGGTATTATTTATATCCATGATCTCGGACATTATTTAAATCCTTCATTTAATTGTTGCCTTGTAAATTTGGATGATATGTTACAGAATGGTACGGTCATTAATAATAAAATGATTTGCAAGCCACATAGCTTTAGAACAGCATGTACTATTGCTACTCAAATTATTGCTCAGGTGGCAAGTGGCCAGTTTGGTGGGCAGACTATTACCCTAGCACATCTTGCTCCGTTTGTTAGAATTAGTGAAGAAAATATTCGTGCAGAAGTTGAGCAAGAATTTGCACCGGTCGCAGAAGCCTATGTTGATAAAAGTGCATTAATTGAAAGCATCGTACAGAAACGTCTTACTAAAGAAATCAGAGATGGAATTCAGACTTTCCAATATCAAATTAATACGTTACAGACCAGCAATGGGCAGGCCCCATTTTTGTCTGTATTAATGTATATTGAAGATGGAAGTGAATATGAAACAGAAACAGCAATGCTCGTTGAAGAAATGCTTCAGCAGAGAATTAAAGGCATGCAAAATAAAGTTGGAGCATGGATCACTCCGGCCTTTCCTAAGCTACTTTATGTAACTGATGAAAATAATATCCATGAAGATAGCAAGTATTTTTATATTACAGAGCTTGCTGCAAAGTGTAATGCAAAGCGCATGATGCCCGATTGCTTGAGCGGGAAGATTCTTAGAGAAAACTATGGAGACATTATTCCTCCGATGGGTAAGCGCATACTTAGCTCATCTAAAACCTCCTTAACCTTGCTTAAAGGGTGTGTAGCTTAGTGCTATGCTAACGGATAGGTCTTAATAAACTAAGATGAGTCCGTGCTAAATTCAATTCACATATTATCAGAAATCAGGTGATAATATGTATATAGTTTATAAAATAACCAATCTCATAAATAACAAAATATATATAGGCCAAACTACCGAAACATTAAACCAAAGATTTTCAAGACATTGCGGATATCAACTTAATGATGGAACATATCTACATAAAGCGATGCAAAAATATGGTGTAGAAAATTTTACTATTGAACAAATAGATGCTGCAAACAACCAACAGGAACTTGATGAACTTGAAATCTATTGGATAAATTTTTATAACTCTTGTGATCATGACACTGGATACAATCTTAAAAATGTCAAAGGTAAATGCGGCGGAGATACTTTAAGTAACAATCCTAATTTATCAACTATATCTCAAAAAATATCTGCAACTAAGATGGGTGGTAAAAATCCTCAATCTCATAAAGTTAAAGCTATTGATGTTGCAAATGATTTAGAGATATTCTTTGATTCATTTGCAGATTGCCAACGAAGTTTAAATATTCCACGCCATGACATAATAGGTAGACGTTGTCGTGGTAAGATCACAAAACCCTATCAAAATCAATGGTTGTTTGAATATGTGAATTGATAAATGTGTATCGACTAATCGTGATGAATGTAACGATGTAGGGCGAGAGATAAGCACTCGCTCCAAACAGGAGGCCATCCTATCTTGGGTGGAAGATATAGTCAGTACCAATGGTGACATTGGGTCAATACGTGTAGAGCGTTCCTTTCTCCATATTCCGGTGAAATTAATAATGAAAAAGGACAACTAAAATGGTGGGGTAGATTTAATATGGGGCTTACTTCTATTAACCTTGCCGATGCAGGGCTCTCTGCCCAGGGCGATCTGGAAGCATTTTGGGAAATCTTAGACGAGCGTCTTGAGTTATGCTATGAGTCGCTGATGCTTAGATATGAAAAACTTAAAGATGTTACATCTGATGTATCCCCCATTCATTGGCAGCATGGAGCAATCGCGAGATTGCCAGAACATGCCCCTATTTATCCCTTACTACAAGATGGATATGCAACAATTACACTTGGGTACATTGGAGTGTATGAATGTGTTAAGGCTTTAATTGGAGTATCTCATACCACTCCAGAGGGAGAAAAACTTGCTATTGAAATCATGAAATATATGAAATCAAAAGTGCTTTATTGGAAGAAAAAGACAGGCCTTGGTTTTGCACTTTATGGTACACCATCTGAATCCTTGACTGATAGATTTGCAAGACTGACCAAACAAAGATGGGGAGAAATTGAAGGAATTACAGATAGGTTGTTCTTGACAAACAGCTATCATGTATTTGTAGAAGAACCCATTGATGCGTTCAGCAAGCTTAAATTCGAATCACAGTTCCATGCCATTAGCTCTGGTGGAGCTATCAGTTACATTGAAGTACCCAATATGTCTAAAAATATTCCTGCTGTTATTGAATTGATGCAATATATGTATGAAAATGTACAGTATGCAGAATTTAATACCAAGCTTGATTATTGTCAGGTATGTGGATTTGACGGAGAAATGCTTTGTGATGATAATTTCGAATGGTATTGCCCCAACTGCGGGAACAGAGACACAGACAAAATGAATATCGTTCGTCGTACCTGCGGATATCTTGGAGAGAATCTGTGGAATAAAGGACGAACAGATGAAATTCGTAATAGAGTTATGCATTTGAGTTGTGATTGAACATGAATTATTCTAAAATTAAACATTTTGATATTGCCAATGGCGAAGGGGTTCGTATGAGCCTCTTCGTCTCCGGATGTAAATTTCATTGTCAAGAATGTTTTAATCCTGAAACTTGGGATTATAATTATGGACAACCATATACTGATGCTACAGAAAATGAATTAATTAATTTAATTAACAATCCTAATATAGATGGTCTATCAATTCTTGGTGGAGATCCACTGTGGCAAGACGAACAAGGGATTCGACAACTTATTCATTTAGTTGATAGAGTGATTGCATTAGGAAAAAACATTTGGATTTGGTCGGGTTTTACATGGGAATATATTTTTGAACACGGTACTCATTTACAGAAAGCTCTTATTGGTCTCTGCGACATTTGGGTTGATGGCCCGTTTGAAATAGACAAAAGAGATATTCGACTTAAATGGCGTGGATCATCTAACCAGCGCGTCATAGATGTCCAAAAAACCTTAACTCAAAAACAAATTGTGTTGTATACAAA